ACAGTCATCTTGTTGCGATCAACAAGACCTGATGTAATATAAGTTACAGAATCTTTTGCTAATTTAACACCTTTACCATATCCACTAGCACCCGTAGAATATCCTTGACTTTTTGGAGTATATACAAAGTATTCTTCAATGTCGGGAAAATCTAATTTTTCAACACCAATATCTCGTGCAAGAGTATTGACATTTTGAATATCTACAACATTTCTATTATCTTTTTTCTTTAATTCTCTTACAAATTTAATTTTTAATGAATCGATATATCTAATTTCTTGCAATCCATTTTGAGGATTGTCAAGATCGATTACTTTATGGTAATATACTCTACCGTCAACATACCAATTTCTAAAAATCTCATGTGCCTTTTTATCAAAGTCCATGAGTTCTTTAATATATTGAAATTCATCACGAATAATACCTTTAATATTTTCGTCTACATTTAAGTTTGATAATTCAATCTGTACTGGGGAATCATTAAGATCAGATACAATAGCTTCGTTTACAACATCTTCAATAGCTTTATCTGCTTCTGGATGTAAAGCCATTTCACGATATCTTTTAATCAAATCATATTCGGTTTTATATACACCTTCAATATCTACATATTGACCATAAAAGCCCGAAGAAATATAGTAGTCAACCCCGTCCTCGTTATTAGGCGGAACGGGGGACACTTGTTTCTTGGGCTTTTTAAAGCCGTCGTCAATTGAAAAACCAAATAGAGCCATTACGTTTTGAACTAACTTTTATCTATTTATTATCTTACTTCAACTCCATTTGAACCATTATATGCTTCCCACCATTGAACTTGGAAGTCAACTTGGAATTCTTCAATTTGACTATTGGCATCATAAGCGAGTGGAATTGCTGCAACTGATGTTGGGAAAATACCATGGAAATTATAGTATCTTAAAACAGGAACATTTTGTGCAGATGCAGTTGCATTAGTTGTTGGTGCTCTACCTAATTGGTAAACTTTACCATCAACTTGATATGCGGCTGGATCAGTTTGACCAGAGTTGTCAGAAACTCTATTGATGAAGTTCATCCATCTTTCAAAAGAATTTCTTAGAGCAAAGTCAGTATCGTTGATAACGGTAACTGACCATGGTTCAAAGGTTCTATCTCCAGCAATTTGAAGAGTTCTACCTCTGAAAGGAACTGGAATTGGGGTGATTGTCGAAGCAGGTAATGATGCTGCTTTGACAAGGAATCTAATTTTGTCGTTGATCTGGGATTCGTTAACTCCAGTAGGAAGAGCTGCAGTTGGGAAAGGAATTTCAACCTCAAATAGATTGGGGCGAACACCACCACCTGCTAGTCTTCCTTTGAAGTTATCTAGAAATCTTCCGTCAGATCCTGAATTTGGGATTTGTTGAATCGAAGGCATTGTTCTTTAACTCCGTTGTTTTACTATTATTTAAATCAAACTCTTCCAACTACTTCTTCAAAGCTGATACCAGTTCTGGTAGCAACGAAGGTTAGACCGATGTAATTAATGCTGCGAGCAGGCTTAACATAAATGTCAGCTCTAAACTCGTTAGCATCAATTATGTCAGGTGTGTTATTGGTTTCATCACAAACTAATCTATAATCAAGAATTCCTCTCTTAGCAACTACATCACGGAGGTAAGGCTCAACAATATTAACAAAGTTAGATCTTGTGATAGTATCGTTGAATTCAAACAGTTGATCTCTAGCAGCTCTCTCAATTGCAGCTTCAATCGTTAAGAATAGCATTCTAACGTTGATTCTATCAAAGGCAGATGCATAAGATAGACCAGTCTTATCGCCAAAGAGAATAATACCAGAGCCAGGAGAATAAATTACAGGATTAATTCTCTTGACATAAAGGAGATCTCTTTGAGCTTGTGTTGGGTTGAATGCAAGTTTAACAGCGTTATTGATAACTCCTCTTCTAGATCCTGCAGGTGAGAACCAGGCGTAATCAGTAATTACTGTTCTGCAAAGGCAACCAGCAACATCAGCATTTAATGGGAGATATCTAAACTTATTGGCAAATCTATCAAACTGATACTTATAACCACTATCAAAGATTGCATAGGATGAAGAAGTTACAGCATCATAGAATTTAATGAGATTATCGGTCTGAGTATCAGAATTTGCAACATCAACTACAGCAGATCTGTGTGGAGAAATTACAGCAACACAATCTTTTCTGGTCTCAGCAAGACTAATTAATTGATTTGCTTTAGCTTGAGTGGTTAATCTGTCACTAAAGCCAGGACCCATGATTAAGTAATTGATTGGATATTCTTTGACTGCTGCAAAGATATTATATCCATTCATTACATCGCCAAGAGTTACCGCATATTGTGGATCTGTGTATGCTGAAGCAATTCCAGATGTTCCGTAAGTGTTGCCACCAAGCAGTGTGTATGTTTTGACTCCATTCGCATTGAATGTTACGCCTTGTGTTTTCTGACCCCAAGAACCGCCAGCAACTCCAGCAAATCCAGTGGCAGAACCTGTAGGAGCAGCACCAGCGTATACATATGCAGAACCAGTTGCAACATAATCTTTGTAGTAGATAGGCTCACCAGTAGCTAACTGAGCATCAGTAGCTTTTGATAATCCAATGTGCTTTTCAAGAATGTTTCCAGCGATGCCAGTTACCGATCCAGTGTCATCTACTACAACAACATGAATTTCGTCATTCTTGGCGCTTCTTGCATTAGCATAGGTTGATGTACCTGGCTTAGGTGCAATTGCATTCCAATAAATTGTCGAGTTCGTTAGTCCAAGAGTTTGTTGATTGTACCAGTCTAATGCAGTAGCTGTTGTTGTTCCAGTGGTTCCAATTCCGATGAAACCATTTACAGTTGTAGCATTGAATGCATAAAGATCTGGAGTATAATTAACAGGTGTCTCTACTTGTGTTGTGCTGTTTACGACACTGGTAATCTTAACATCGACAAATGTGTTACCAATTCCAGTAACAATACCTTTTACAAAACCAGTAAATGAAGATGTAGTCCCAACACCAGCAACTGCAAAAGTACCAATTTGCGTTACAGCAGCTCCAACTGTTACCGCTGAATATAATTGAGTAGTTGTGGTGGTTCTACTAAACGTTAAATCAGTAGTAGCAGCCCCTACTGCGGAAGAAGGAACTGAAAGATATACAGTACCAACACCGATTGCAAGAATTGTGGTCCCTGCACCGATATAAGTTCCTGAAACTGCATCATTAACAAGTAATCCAGTGGTGTCAACACCAACGCTAACATCATATGCTTCGCTAAAGGTTCCTGCAGTTGTTGCAACACCAACAGTAATAGCAGTGGTTGCTGTAGAAATGCCAGTGTTTACACCGATAAGTCTTTGATCTGCAAAAGCATCAATAACACAAACTTTTAAGTTGTTTGCCCAAACGCCAGGATCTTTAGCTGCCCAACTCCAAGCAGAAGCACTTGTATGATTTGCGGTGTAATCTTCGTAGTTTTTAATTTTTACAGTGGTTGAACCTAAACCAACCGCAGTTGGTGCGTTAGCGTTGTTTAAGTTGGAACCATCAGCTCTTACAACACGCAATACGCCGCCATAAGAAAGATAGTTTGATGCACTGTACCAATATTCGTATTGATTATTATTTTCAGATGGTTTGCCAAATGTGTTGATAAGATCTTTTTCGTTTTCAACTAATGTTGCTTCTTCTACAGGACCTCTTTCAAAAGGTCCAACAATAGCACCAGTTAATTGGCTAACAGAATCAACCCTGCCAACGGTTAAATCAACTTCCCTAACCTTAATTCCAGGTGAAACTAAACCTAAAGCCATTTGGATTCCTCTAGTAGTTCTTCATTTGCTCTAAGATTATTTATTAAAATGTTTATTTTAAATGGGGAAACAATACATGAACAAATTACCAATCAGGATATTCCCATTTATCTAAAATTGTGGTTGTTAATCTACTGACAGTTATTCTTTTTATAGTACACTCTTTACATTCATATGAATATGAAGATGGTATAACCCCACGATTTTTTCTAGTTAAATAAAAATCCTCAATTAAACTTTTAATTTCTCCACATGTTCTACATTTTCTATCAACAAATAAAAGATGTTCTAAATTTATTTGCTGATTAATATCCATTATCGATAATCCCACATATAAGATTTATCCCCATACTCATCTACATGCCATTTATCATCCCAAGTTTTTTGATCTTTTTGACTAGCAAACATCCAACGATCACCTGTGCTTTCTTCTACAAAACCTGTGAGGTCATCCAAACCGTCCGATATAAATCCAAATGGAGCCATATCCTGCTCAATTTGATCTTTTTGCTCTTCATAAATTCTCTTACGAACATCATTGTCAGTCATCTCCTTAAAGTAAGGTTGAACAACTAACCATGCAAAAATAACCAAACACATCGCTAGGTCATCATTACATCCTTCTTCAGCTTCAAAGGATTGATTTTTTTGAATAAATGTGGTAAGCTCACTAATGATATCATAGTCATTAAATATCAATTTATCATCTTCAATCATTGTCTTCAAGTTAGAACACCCAATCTTTTTCACTGTCTTACTCATTTTTAATCCAAGTTGAGATTTAGTTCCCGAAAATCCCTGTCCAACAATCTGACCAGCTCTACCTCTCATAGCAACCATTAATAAATTATCATACTCAAGATCAAATTGTAGAATTGAAGCAACTTGATCTCCAACATCATTAGTCTCAACCAACACATAAGCTTTATTATACGCACTTGCAAGTTGTTCAATAATGCTAGGAAATAGCATAGGTTTGATTTCATTATTACGATACTTAGCTACAATCTTATAAGGAAATTGAGTAATATCAAATACAATAAACGCTGAATAATCATGGGAAACTCCTCTAGCAACGTCTACAGTAATAATATAACTATGCTCATCTATTGGATCTTCATATACATCTAGACCTTTATTTGTCTTAAGTGGATCTTCATAGACTAAAGCTTTTAATTTAGATGCCGAAATAAGAGTATCAACAGATCCTAAAAATTCGCACTCAAATTCTTGTGAGAACTGTTGTTTGGATGTGTTGGCAATTGTTTGCTCTTTCCATTCAGCATCACGACCAGGAACTTCAGACCAATGAACTTCTGTAGTTACATATTGATTCTTACCACGCTCAGCATCATGCCATAGTCGATAAAAATGATTCATACCCTTTGGGGTAGAAACAATAATTACTTTTGTGCTTTGTCCAGATGAAATGGTAGGATATACAGACGAGAAAAAGTCATCTGCAATATGATTTGGAATGAACGCAAATTCGTCCAAGAAAATGATGTTGAATGACATTCCTCGGACAGCAGAGCTGGATGTAGATGCTGCCATAATTTTGGAACCATTTTCCAAAGTCAAGCTTCCTCTGTTCCATGCTACAATACCCTGCTGCATCCATCGAGGTAAATTTTCAAAAGCTGTTTGAAGTCTTTCTAAAAGTTCTCTAGCAGTTGATGCTTTGTTTGCTAGAATACCAATGTTAACATTGTCATTAAAAACTGCATAATGAAGTAAGTAAGATACTACTGTCGTTGACTTACCAGTCTGACGAGGCATCTTACAGATATTAAATCTATTGCCGTGGAAATTCTTAATTAATTTTTCTTGAAATGGATACATCTCAAAAGGTATCAAACCTTTATCAACGTTTACGATCTGTACAAAATTTCTAGCAAAATATACAGGATCTTGTTTACACTTGATGAATTCTTCAATTTGCTCAGCAGTAAATTCAATAGGTGTATTTGCTTTTTTTAGATTAGGATTACCAAGATAAACTTCACTCATAAAAAATTACCTCTGTTCAATCCAGTTCAGAACTGCAAGTGCTTTTTTGTTAGCATTGGGACTTGCGCAGGCAAGAGTATAAGTATCACTAATTGTTCCAATACCACTTCTACCTAACTGAAGTGCTGCTCTAACATCAAGATCAACTAATGACCCACCACCACCAATCACAAAACCACTTAAAAGATCACTTCCACCAGATACTGCAGTTTGAGTAATATTATACTGCATAAAAGAGTTTGGATCGGGATGATTTACCCAAGTTCCTCCAGTCAGTGTTGCATTTTGTAGAAGTTGCCAATAAACATTCGTATTGTCATCAGTTGCTGCCTGTAATGATCTCAAGAGCATTACACCAGTTAGATTATTAGATTTCAAACGAATGCTTATAATTGGATAAAATGTATTTGCAGATTGCATCGTTGTCCCTGTGATGGGATTTGAGATGCTCAAAAGAGTTCCAAGTTTTTCTGGTTCTCCTTCCTGAATAAGAGAATTAGAACCTTGATAAAGGTAGTGAGTTCCTGCAACACCAGTTACATTTTCTATCTCAAGTCTAATTGGTAAGAATGGAGTAGAACACCAAACTGCTGGATTGGTATTTGAGTTCTCAAAAGTATGGGATGCAACAGTCTCATTCTTCATTAACCAAGCAAATTGAATTATACCTGCACCATACCATTCGTAATTGATAGAAATCATTTGTTGTTTTGTTGGATCTGCAGTTACTCCAGTCCACCCATTACCATCAAACTTCTCACCATTCCATTCATCTCTGTATACTCTGGTTTCTGTAACAATTCCAGTTACACTACTACGGAGCACATAAGAATATGTTCCCCCATCATCCTCAAAATAAACACCATTATTTTCATCAAACAATCCAAATCTTCTGCGAATACCTACTTGTGGTTGTTCTAGACGAATTGCAAATGCAAGAGTTGCACCTCTACCAGGAATGTATCTCATCACATTCTTGGTTTGACGAATAACTTTGCTTCCTGTAGTAGATCCAACTTGCATTACAATATTACTGGCATTTGCATTAAATGTTGCAGTTCCTACTCCAACTATTCTTTCATCCCATACATCAGTCTCTTTACCATACTGGAAGGTGTTAAAGAATACTGTTTGATATGGAGATATTTTAAA